AGGACCCTGGGGTTCATCGGCCGCCAATTCCACTAGCAGGGAATTCGCGTCAACGTCGACGGCATCGGCCGAGCCGAGCATCATGCTTTTGAGTTGATCCAGTATCTGCGAACGTATCGCACCGCTGTCCTGGATATGCGTAATCTCTTTGCGTTCGGTAAAGGCCGCGACTTCCGTCACTTGCCCCAGGACTTTGGCCGCTTGTATGCGTGTTGCGGGCTTTGTGTCTGGGTCGATGAGCGCGGAAGTGAGGGAAGAAATTACCAGAGAGCGCAAAGCTTCAGCGGTATGCAACGCCGCCACTTGTTTAGCCTGTTCCAGCGCGGCTATCTCAAGGGCAACTCTAGGATTAGCCTTAAGCTTACTCGCATCGGTTCCTACAACGTGGGCGCTGGCTTTGGTGTCGTACGCTTGCCGGTAACTATCCGCACCGGTCAAACCCTCCAGGACAATACCCTCTGCGAACTTCTTTTGCTTTGCTGTTAGGCCTGTCCGACCAAGCCGTAACGCAGAATCAATACCCTTGCTCTGGATTGTTTCCCTTACTTGTTCTCTTATGGCTTTCCTACTCATGGGCTGATCTTCGCTTCGCTCAGTTACTCGCCGCCGCTTACCATGTTGTCACAATGACAATCACTCGCAGCATTATACGCTCGCACAATACCGGAACAAATAGGGAATAGTCAACGTCTATCGACTCGACCCTGGCAATAGCAATGCTATCAATACCGCAAACCCGATAGAAATATATCATTGGAATAATGCAATATATCCTATTGACTTATGTATTGCATCGACTAATATCCGACTCATGCGCTGCACCCAGTAGCGCCCTTCAGGAGATATGACCATGAGCAATATTAATTACATCTACAGAATCACCATCGACAAACTGACCTACAAGAGCGAAGAATTCTACACAACGCTCAAAGAAGCGAACTTCTACCGCGACCTAGCTTTGGGCTGCAACTTGAGAGTGAGCGAGCCTGAGTGCCTGATTGTTTGGAATAACGTAATGGAAGATGAGCCTACAGCCGCCTGATAACCCGACCGCCCGCGCAAGCGGGCATCACCTGGAGCCTAGACCATGACTACATTCTTTCGCAACTACGACAAGGCCGAGCAAATCCGCAACGTCAACGCCGCCGCCGACCCTGACTGGTATTACACCCTTTACGCTGTACCAGTCCGCAACGGCACCCGCCAAGCTTGGATTATCGAAATCCGCGACGAGGATAAAACACTCATCGGCACTTTATAAGGAAACCGACCATGCAAACCCTCGCCGAACTCATCGCTGGAGCAATTGGCTTTTTGATAATGTGGGCTTTTCTTTTTGTTCTGTTTTTATTCTAAGGAGTACTGACCATGCCACTACTGAACGACTACCACGAGGAAACAATCGCCGGACATTATTTGTCGGCGCTTATGAATGATGATGAAACCGGACTATCTGACGAGGAAACCGCAGACCTAGCCGCTTTTATGCGCCAATACAACCGCTTGCCAGATATGACAATCGAGATTGTCGACGATGAGCCTAGCTTTGCCGTTGACGCTGTTTCCGACTTGCACGCCGACTGCTACACCGTTCGGTTTCATTTCACGAACCACGCGCTCACCCCGCAGCAACACGCCCTTGACCTAAATTAACCAGGAGAATCAGACCATGCAAACCACAAAACAATCAGCCGCCGCCATTGAATCCTCACTCGCTCAATTCTACGGAAGCGATTCGCTCACCCGCTGGAGCCCGCTTACTCGCTCGCTGTTATCCGATGGCGCGTTATATCTGGCCGAGAATGCCGGTGCATACTGGCTTTTTGATGCTATCGACTCGCACCTAACGACTCGGGGCGCTAACGCCTTGACCGAGTTTACAGTCGCTCGCTTGCACCGCTTGCCGAACGATGCCGCCGAGTTAACGTTAGACGATGGCAACGGAAACATATACGCCACACAGCGAATTGAATTTACCGACTTCCCGCTGGCCGAAATCAAGCTTTACGCCTGCTACAACGGCGCTGGCTGGACTCACCTATTGCCGAGCGAGTATTGATCCGACCGCCCCGGCCACCGCCGGGGCATTACTCACAAAGGGGAAAATTGTGAACATTCATTTCATCAACAAATCAAGGAACCGCAAAACCGGTGACATACCGGTGACCTACAGCGAGCGCGGTACTTGCCCGCCATCATGCCCGCACTACGAGTCGGACTGTTATGGCGAGGATTTTTACACTCGCCTGGCCTGGGACAAAGTACCGACTAGGGGCGCATCATTGGCCGACACATGCGACCGTATCGCCGCCTTGCCAGACGGTGAACTCTGGCGATTCAATATCGCCGGTGACCTACCAGGAAAGGGTGAGGAAATCGACCCCGCCGCCCTGGGTGAAATAGTCCGAGCCAATATCGGGAAACGAGGATTCACTTTCACGCATAAAAAATCCGACGATGCGATTAAGTGGGCCCGCCATGCGAACGAGTGGGGATTCACAATCAATCTATCTGCCGACGATGCCGGTGAAGCGGACAAGCTTGCCGCAACCGGTTTGCCAGTAGTGTGCATTGTGCCAATGGACACGCCCGAACGCACCACCACGCCGGAAGGCCGCGCCATTGTTGTATGCCCCGCGCAGACCCGCGATGATAAGACTTGCAAGACTTGCGGATTGTGCGCGGCCGGCAACCGCAAAGTAATTGTCGGATTCCGAGCGCATGGTACACGCGCCAAGCAAACCGACCAACGCGCCCGCCGAGTTATACCGATTCAAGCCGCCAACTAACAGGAACCAAAAGCCTAACCCGCAACACGTTGCGAGATATAGCCGCCCTGGGATACCAGATCGAGATCGAGCAAACAACCCCGCGCACATTCAGCGCACTAGCCGCCTAACAGGAGATCAGACCGATGAAATTCAATTACATAACCAGCACAGGCGTTGCACTCGACAATTCTGGCAACGAAGTCCGCGACGAAAACGGCGCAATAGTCATCGTGCCAGCGGATGAACGAGCGAACTACGACATAGCATTTAGGTCAGACGGTAGCGGGCAAAAGCCCGTAACGCTACCAGATGGCGATTACAAAGCAGAGGATTACTGCGCCGTATGGATAGACGTTCGCGGGTTTACCGTTTACCTGCACACCACCGAGGAAGGAATAATCGTCGATGTTTTCAACGCCGAGCAACTACGAACAGAACCACATGCCGAGCCGGTAGCATCGACCTACGCATTCGATCATGAACTAGCCTAACAGGAGATCAGACGATGACCAACTACCAGAAAGCCGTTGAAACATACGAGCGTGGCGGGCAGTACGCCGTTTATACCGCCGTTCTATCGGGCGCACTATTCGCAGACCGTTGGAGCCGATGCAGCCCTTGCGAGGATGAAACGCCGCACGAAGATGGCGCTTGCCTTGTATGCGGAACCCATAACTAACAGGAGATCAGACGATGAGAACACTCGCCCAAATCGAAGCGCTTGCCGCTGGCATGGCAGAGTCGCATTTCTACGCAGACCCCGACGACAAAATCGCGTGGGAACCGTTCGAACACTACCCCGAGGGATGGGTAGAGGAGCAGACGGATAACATGGCCGAAATGCTGGTGCGCGTGATGTTATGGGCGCAACAAGATACACTCGCCCCATGAATAGCCAACGAATGTTCACAATCTACCTGCTCGAAGATGAACTCGGGCAGGTGAGGATTGTGACTGATTACAGCGGAGATGGAGATCGCTGTCTTGCGTTGGGCGTGGAGATCATGCAATCGCTTGCTGATATCCAGCCCCACACAAGCGGCGCACTATCGTTCGTAATGCCTGGCCGCACCGATGTTGAGCATTGAATTGGTGAGGCTTTGAGTGAGTCCGAACAGGCCAACACGCCGATGATAGTCATTGGCATCCTCGCCTACTTGATCTGATATCCAAGTAGGCCAGCCGATACTTGCAGCGGCTTGCTGCCCTGTACCGCTTTCGTCGTTGTCCACAATGACCAGCCCCTGTGGCAGCGACTCAGCAACGCGCATCATGTTGCCAGCAGAGAAGCAGATATGCAGGGTATACCGCTGCTTCATCTGGCGCATGGCCGCACGAACTGATAACCCTGTGGCATATCCTTCACACACAATGTTGATGCCCTTGTTGTCGAACGTAAAGGTAGCGCCCGCTGTACGCTGGCCGTATAGGAATCGCTTGGTTCCGTCAGGCCAGATCTGTTGCAGGCCGACAAGCGACTTGCCAGCGCGCATCGGGATCAGAAGGACAGGCTTATTCTCAATGTCCAGCACGATGCCCTGCTCGTCGGGGAAACCCTTACTTTCAAGGTAAGGGTGAGTCCGGTTGCCGCTAGCGTTCAGC